CCCTATTTTCCATCAGTTTTATACTTTTCTTGGGCCTACCTCTTTTACGTTCCATGCTTCATCCTTTCTTGGAGGCTGGGGAGCAAGGCCGATCCTTGCTCCCCATTTAAGAATATGACACAGGTCTGAGTGGCAGACCGGTCGGGTAAAACACTCACTCCTGGGAGTGAGACACTATTATGCGTTTTTAATTCCACGTAGACGCGCTGCTGCCCTTGAGTTAAAGACAGCCATGCCACTGATCCACTCGATCAGCGTTCTGAACTTGATACCGCCAGCGTACAAGCCGAGATCGAGCACTTCTATAGGACTGACCTGCAATCCTGAAACGTACTGCCCTGCACCAAATTTAACTGCATAAATTGAGGTGGTAACAGTAGCACCATCACCAGGCGCAGGTTCATTGAAATCAAGGATTTCATTACCTTTTTCATCGATCCAAATTATCCCGATTGGTATGGATGCATATGAAGGTATCTGTTGACCGAAGGCATCAGAGACCGTCTCGATTGCTGCACCGGAAGCACGAATCAAGGCATTGACCTTTCTCCTCATGGTCCTGTTCATAAACAAACAATCAACACCCCATGGGCAGCAGTCGATCAGCTCGTCGAGCATGGCAAGGGTCAAGGTGTCACCACCTGCACTTGAGCCCATATCGAGGAGCTGCGGACCAGTCAGACGTTTTTCAAGACCATCGAATCCTCGTGGGTTGACTGTAGTGTCACCCTTAAAGAATTCTTTAGTCCAGAACAGGCTTAATGCCTTGGCCTTTAGTCCGTCATAAATTGCCCGAAGATCGTTTACATTTCCCTGTGTTTTAATTAGAGCACGGTCAACATCGCTAAACCCACCTGAGATCATGAGTGTCTCGATCTGGGGATTGAGTATGCCAGTGCTTTCATTATAGCTCTCGTTCACGCCTCGAAAACCGACACCTGGCAAAATTTCTTCCCTGTTGTATCTGTAAGTATCACTTGAAACTGACATAAAGGGTAGTCGTTGAAGCACCTCAGAAGTTCGCGGGTACTCTTCGATAATGCCTTTTTGAAGCGGATCAACGCAAAGTTTAGCTTGATCTAACAATGTTAAAGCCATTGATTTTCCTCCTGTTTCCACGTCAGAAACAAGGGCTCTTCAATGGCCTCTAACTATGTTGAGACAATGGATTTATTTTTTAGTTTTTGTAACCAAGTTTCCTTAAATCGTGTGTACTAAGACCTTCAAGATTTCTGGGGGCCGTATTCCCGGATCTCTTTGTGTCTAGCCCATCAGGAGATGTCTTCCCAAAGATTCCCTTTTTCTGCGCGTTCCTGATCCACATTATTTTAACTGCTGGTGATAGGTCAGGGACGAGGTCTTTAAACTCTTCCGGGATGTCCTCGATGAGTTCATCAACAATGGATTGCAGGGCTTCAAGAGCCTCTTTTTTCTGCTGGTTGACCTGATCGAATCGTTCCTTGGGAATCATCTTGCTGCCTTTTTCGGTGGCATTGTCCGTGCCCTGGGCCTGGGCTTTTTCCTTTGTTTCATCGCTTTTTCCGTCTGCGTTGACGATTGCTTCTTTTTCCATTAGGGTACCGTCCTTCCTGGATTTGGGGTTATGGGATATCCCTCATTGAGGGTTCTCATCTCGGATTCTACAGTCAGCAAATATGCGAGGGCATCTTGTCTACTCGTTATGTCAGGATTGCGAGCCATGACGATGTCCACAGGCGATATGACGCCCATGCCCATCAATGCAGTCCATGCGTTCGCTTGGACCAGAGGATCAACTTCTGGTTTAGGATCTTCAAATGATACTTTTAATTCTGCATTCTTGGAAAACTGTTTACCAGGATTGTGATGGTTCCATAGAACCTTGAACATATTGAATAAGTTATGCTCGTAATCCATGAAAAGCTCGACCTCGTCCTGCCGGGCTTCATCTAGCTCCTGGCTAGAAATTATCTTGCTAATTCCGGAAGATCGTTCCGGTTCGTCAATTAGAATATGCGCGGACAGGCCATACGAGACAGCTGTCTGACCTATGAGAAATTTTATTGCTTCGATGATCGCGCTGATTGGGGCGTTAGTTGAGGCAAAGCCCATGCTACATCCCTGTGGCAGTTGGGTTACTGCACCTGGTCCCAAATAAAAGTCGGTGCTTTGTGGTACACCGATTGTATAAGGCTGACCGTATCCTTGAAGGCGTAAAACATAGCATAAATCGGTCAACCTCTCGTTAACGGCATCCTGGGCTGTGATCAGATCGTCACCGCCATCGATCCAAAAATCTCGAACTGGAACACCATCCCAGATCGGGACGAATGGCAAAACGCCGTAAGGATTTGGCTGGCTTGCAATCACTTTATTTCTGTAGTCAAGCGTCTGGAACTCTTGGGCAGTCCAAAGGCTATATGTTAGGTCTTCGAGCTTTCCTGAGTCAGGATAGATCGTTATTTTGACCGATAGTAACTGCTCCGGAACATCACCATAAGTGACATCGGTTTTGTCACCCGTTATCAGGTCCAAGTCCATGTGACCATCACGCCATATTGGCCTGAGCAGAAGGGTTTTAAGGAGCTTGCAATATCGACTTGCCAGCTTGAGTTTTCTTCCAAGAGACGATGTGAGGGCAATTGCTTGGAAAAGTTCGGTGTCGGTTGTTGAGCCTTTGACGATCTGCCTCGTGACCGGATAAATGTAAACCCTGGCAATGTTGTTTATGACTTTTCGGGTCACATTGATAAACATCGGCGTGATCTTGCTTGCATCTGCGAAATGTCGGGTAAGCTGCATCCGCAGGAAATCTAACTGTAAGTCGTGGTAATACTCAATCCTGCGGAGGTGTTCCTGCTTCCGCATCAAGACGGGGTCAGTCGCACTGAATCCCCATGTTCGAAATGCTACATCGTCAACAACGCTGTTCCAAAACATTCACTAACCTCCTAAAAGCAAAAGAGCCCCAATGGTTTGGCCGTCGGCTGGCCTCCATGGGGCTCTATGCATGAAAAGGGGGCTTTTCGTGATATATGTTATTATAGTTTTTTTCTATAACAAGACGAAAACTTATTTTATTCTTTTGATGATCTCTCTGGCCTTTTTGTATCCTATCGTCTCTTCTTTCAGTAGGGCTTCCACAATGGCTGTAATAGCTTTACAGTTCTGTTCAATGAGATTTTTGCACTCGGGCTCAAGTTCTTTTAGTTTTTTGTCAATTACATCTGGTTCTGTAATCCCAAAATACTTTTCAGCCTTGTTCATGATTAACCGCAAGTCACTTTTTGTATACCCGGGACACACCTCATAGCCTTTGGACTTGAGATAAATTTTTTCGGCAATTGTCCCGGCCATATCAAGAAGAAATTCCCTTTCCAGTACCTTTTTCCTTTTCTCAAAGGATATTGGATTAACGCAGACGAAAGATTTAACATCTGGACGTTCAGACATGGTTCCATTGATAGTCACATAAGCAAATCTCACTTTTTTGAGGTAATGCATCACCACATGACCGGCCTCATGGTGGGCGTAAAAAGCCCGCTCAAGCTCGGGTGGAATCCTCGTCCATTTGCCATTTTGCTTGATCATTATTCTTCCCTCACGTTAACTGCCTGATCTCCCTTCGGGCCTTCCTCGATGTCGAATCTTACGGAATCGCCTTCAACCAGCATCTTGAACCCATCTCCTAAGATGTTTTTCCAATGCACAAAGACATCACTTCCACCGTCTACTGTGATAAACCCATACCCTTTTTCTCTGTTGAACCATTTTACTGTTCCTGTTGCCATTACTTGTTACCTTCCTTATTTTTTTATTACCCCGAGTGATGCCAATGAAGCGCCATGGGCTCCAAGCCTGTTTATCCGGTCACACTTCCCACATTTATGAAGCAGGAAAGATCCTGGTGGGAATAAACCTCTCCCAAAATATCTCCGGCAGGCTGCACATCTAAATTCTATCTGACCATCTCCTATTAATGGGAGCCATAAATCTTCTGTCTTCTCGTACATTACAGCACCTGATATTGTTTGATGGTGTCTTTGGTCTGGACGTATGCCTTGAAAAACTCAACCAAGTTAAGCTCGCTGTCCAACTGATTGAATGCCAGGAAGTCTTGGTGCATGTCCTGGACTGAATGGAATGCAGCACAGCCTTCAGAGCAGTGCATGACTTTTGAACCACCAAATAAGAAACATAGAGCCCGTTTGAGCGAGGATTGATTCTGACAATCGAGTAGATCAAGCTGATACATGCTAAGAATCTCATTCCTGAGAGAGAAGATCGCCCATGCAGTGGCGTACACGGCATCGTCATGGAACTGGCTTGATGAATGCCCAAAGCTGTATTGTCCATGTTTCTTTGCGGTATAAATGAATGAGCGCATTTCATCGGCAAGCTGGGTGCAGTTTGCCGGGATATGGAGCCTACCGTCCTTCACTATGCGGTAGAACTCAGGGAATATCGTGTTCTGTGCGACGTCTGTTGCATGGATTGACTCATGGGAAATTTGCATTTCTGCCAGATATGGGAGAAGGTCTACTGTCTCGAATGATTCTAAGACAACATTGGTGAGGGTGTATCTCTTGTGATTCTCTATGATCCTGGCCTTTATTGCCTTGCTGAGGTTCAAGGTAAAATCGTGCATGTCGAGGATGAAATATTCGGGCTCACCTGATGTCTGGGCGACCTTGGCAACGGTCGTCAGGACGCTGTGATCTCCTCCCA